CTAAAATGTTTCCTTCTCGGCAGTTTGAACAGAGCAAGCATCCTCTCTAGAACTCCTGAATTTCACCGTACATTTACAATTTGTCCTACACTCACATTGTTGTGTAGGCAAGATTAACTCAGATAGTGGAACCCATCCTAGAGCTGCATATTTGGGGCAGTGGCGGCAATGCTCACCGCTTCCGAGTACCCGTCGAGCCTCCCTCATTCCGTTGGTTTTTGCAATCGCAGATTTAGTTCCCCAAAACGTCACCTTCCCCGACTCCGAAAACATTCTGAGGCGGTTGGTTAGCTGTGCAGGAGATACTTTTTCCTGGAGCATATCTATCGCTAAATATTTGATTCCAAATCGCTCACCGGTTAGGACATCTTTTCCTGAATGATACTGTTGCTTGAGGTTTCTAGCTACTAACAGGAATTTATCAGAAGTTAAATCCTCTTGCTTATCCAATGCCTGAATCATCTGGGCAATATGGATATGTTTAAGAGCTAATCCTGCTTTCTGTTGCAGCTCTTTTAAGTCTATTCTCCCTTCGTTGTAATCGTTTCCTAGTTTGATTAGAGTCTGTTTTTCTTGCAAAAAATAGCGCTCAGCCTGAGTGCGTACCGCTTCCATTGATGCGAAAGCTTTGGAATCGCGGTATCTCCATCGACGCGAGCGCACATCGAAGGAAATTTGGGGCAGAGCATCCGAATAGAATGACGAATTTAGAATGTAGAATTTAGAATTATTTTTTTCTTTATTCTTCATCCTTAATTCTTCATTTTTACATTGATTTTTCATATTTGACAATCAGTGGAATTGCATCCCTCCAACCTGTTGAGGGCTTAGTAATCCCGTACTCAGCCGCTATTTTGCTGATAGCTGCATATCCTTGCGATTCGTACAACTGCTCAAGCTCCACAGTACGCCCATAGGAAGTCTCTGGTTCATCCCTGAAGATGATTGCTCCTTTATCCAAGTAGTATTCTAAGCCATCAAACTGTTTGAGCTTTTGAACCTGAGAATCTGATAGTTCATTCAGCCCCTTCTTCAGTTCAATGCGCCAAAAATGTTGCTCCAAATAGCCACTAATGTAATGGTTATTTGACATCTCGCCAATCTTTTTTGGGTCAAATTCTATTATCATTTGGAAATTGCTAATTGCTAATTGCTAATTGAAAATAGGAGTCAGGAACCAGGAGTCAGGATAGATTGATTTTCATTCATAGTAGTGAAAAAATATTTTATTGGACTGCTTTCTGCCTTCTAAATTCTAAATTCTAAATTCCCAATTCATCACGCTTTCACCGGGATATCAATATAGCGGCAATCAGTAGGATAATCAAAGATTGCAGGAGTGATACAAGAAAACATCGGGTAAATTCTTCTTAATCCATCTGTCCGAATGTACTCCTCTGGAGCCAGCATTGCCACCTGTTCTTCAATGTGACGATTAATGATATCAGATTCCTTAGGATAGAGCATGATGCGGTCTTTCCCAACCCCTGGTCTAGTTATCCCGGAGCTATCTATTTGGGCAGCTTCTAGTTCTTTAACTTTAGTAATCATCAAATCAGGATAAAGCTGCTCTAACCTTTCCTTTACACTAATAGTTCCTAGGGAATTCTCCAAACTTACTATTAGATGGTGAGGGTCTTTTGGCAGTAGCAAATCCGTAGGGTAATCGGTGACAAAGTTATCTGTAAGACTCTCGATAACGTCTACGAAAAAATCCAAACACTGCTGATAGGTTGACGTGTAGATGTTAAATGCACTGTTATCTGTAGCAACTAGCCCATTGACCAAAAAGCCAGGGAAGTTGAAGTTAGGAACACCTAAGGCTGTGAATTTATTGGTTCGTTGGGCGATCGCTTTTCTCGCTACCGCCATCCGTCGCTGAAACCGATCTAGATTGAATGCATGATAATGCTGAGCATTGTAAGCCCGTTCTTCCTGCAAACTCAAGGGGAACCCAGATGCAACCATGTAAATTGGGTATCTATCCTCATCTAGGGAGATATCCACCACTGGAATATTGGTAGCAGCATCAGACACTAAATCTGCATCCCCAAATTCGTTGATCTTTTCATATGCAATTTCCTTCATGCCTGGAGCAAGATCAACCATTGTCGGAATCAAGTCCCCATTCTCAAAGTACATGGTTCGGTATCTCGGTTCTAATACCTTCTCCATGCGTTGAGTCAAATCTTCATACAAAAAAGCCGCCATCAGTCCTCCTGGAAATTTAGAATTTAGAATGAGTGAATTTAGAATTGGAGCATTCCCTATTCCTCATTCCTTATTACTTATTACTCATTACTTATTACTCATTACTCATTACTCATTACTCATTCTTCATATCATCCTCAATTCCAAAATTCCCACTCCCATCTCTCCAGCTACTGGAGCAGGTGCAGCTTTCAGGAAAGTAGCATTAGGAATTGCGATCGCATTTGCTGTATCTGCATCCTTTCTAAAGCACCCTGCTATCCCCGTCGTTCCAGGCGTTGCTGTGTGACGTAGGAATACTGGACTGCCACGGCTCACATCAGAATCAATAAAAACAGCTATCACACCACGTCTGACTATTGAGACTTCCCGGTCCTTGGGATAGCCAACCCTCCCAGTGGCATCATCCAGGGTATACCCGCTGCGTTTCTCAAAAGTGTCAGTGCGGTAGGTAATCCCCTCAAACTTCCCATTAGCATCAGCTGGTAAAATCACCTTCCCCGTCGCACCTTCCCCAGTACCAACAACCACACCCAAACCAAAAGGGAGGATTACTCCTGTGCCGTTAGTGAATGTCCAAATCTGAGCATCATCGAGGGTAACCAGTTCCCCTGGTTCATAAGACTTTTCAATAATCAAGTCATAGTTAGTTACTGGCATTGCGTCTGCTCCTTCGGTATGCTCCTTCGTAATTCGCCACCACTTTAGAGCGGATGGTGCTCACCCCATCTGTTCTCTGCTTAGTTTGGGTGAGGAATCGGTCAGTTTTTCTTTGGCTACCTCTATCCTTGATGCCCTCCCAAAGACCATCAATGTAGCTATCGCTCTTATCGTCTAGGTTGAGTTTGGGGTCGATGAGTGCGATCGCAGCGGCTTTAATCTGTGATGGGGTTAGCTTACTATCAATCTCAAGTTTGTCAGACCCAACTACTGGGATAACTTCGTTCCAGGCATCAAACCGCGCCTGGACTTGAGTCTCTATATCCTCATCAGTATTAGTTGTGGTATCAGCTGCGTCAAGCCGTCCCTGTAAGGTATCGTTTTCCTTTTCTAGTTCCCCAATCTTCCCCTCTGCTCCCTCTAAGTCTTTGGTGAGGGTGTCAATTCTAGATTGTAAGGCTGTAATTGCATCCTTCACATCATCAGCCACATCCTTCAAGATGCGCTGGTCCTTCTCATCTATTTTTACTATTAAATCGCTCACATTACGTTCCTCCTTTTTCTCACTATCGTTGTTAAACAAGAAATACAGAGGCTCTACCACAGCATCTCCTGTATCAAATCTGAGTGTTAAGTTTTGTCCTCCTCTACCCTGTCCCGGTAGTAGTGGTGCTGCTACATGGTTGTACTCCTCCCTGATTTGTTCAAAAATTCCATCTTCTCGCTCTCTCAACTCTTTCAAAAAATACCCGCTGCTAGCCTCTGGCGTTTTCCCTTCTGCTAGCAAGCGGTCAATGATTTCCACGGCTCGGTAATCATCAATGATAGCTTCAGCTATTAGCTTGCCATCCTCTCTGCCAATTGTTCCTAATAGATGCCCAACCTTTAACCCGTCGCGGTTTAGATTAAATCGACGGCTTTTGGGGTGAGCAAGAAGAATTGGCAGTCCTGCAACAGACTTGACGGAATCGTTAAACAATCCCTCCTCTGTAACAACTTCTACCCGTTTTTGGGTTATACCACTCTTATCCGGGAAAAGATAAGTAAGAGGAATATCCTTTTGTCCCAAAGTAACGTGCATCCAATATCTGCCGTCGGCTTTCTTTTCCCACGGCAGAGGGCTGTATTTGTCTAAGCGCAGTAAGTCCATCCCTTTAAACTATCACAGCTCAAATAAGTAATAAGTAATAACTCACCGTAGTAATGAGTTTAGAACTCACTCCCGGCCTTCATTCTAAATTCTAAATTCTAAATTCTCCATTCCCTACAGCTCCATCGCTACTTCTACAAAATCTGCCGCTGTCACCGTTGCTAGTTCCTCCCACTCTTCATCGGTCAAGATGTCATTGCTATCAGTACGAATTTCCGAGTGCATCACCTCACGTATGCCACCAAAGAATTCAGGAGGCATCACCTGCTTGTAAATCGCCTCGGCTTCTTCCTTGGACTCCACACCAATAAAGAGCTTCTCTTCATCGAACTTCCCATCAATATACTGTGCGATTGCAAATATCTTCGGTGAGTTCAACTTAGTCCCCACATACACATCCAATGCCATACCATCAGCACCTTTGGTCTTTTGGATGTGTCCATAGCCAACAGGCAGCATTTTACCGTGACGTAGCTGGAAAGGAAAGTATTGAAGTCCAATATTAAACCCATTCCACTCAATGATCCGCTGTACCGGAGTAGCATCATCTGACCTAAGCTGACGAGCCGACTCTACAGGCTGGTCATGCCCTGCGACTTTCTTGTTCCGTGCTTTGCTAATTGCGCTCGTGCGATCGCTAGCCTCAACCACTGTTGGGGTATTTCTTCCTTGGAACCACACCCCCCATAGAGCATCTTCTCTCTTTGAGTCATCCTCACTACTAACATCGTCACTCAAAACAAAGTCCGGGGAAAACTGGGAACCTTCGTACCCTGAGCGCACTTCTTCTGGAGTAATTGCTCCAATCTCAGTCAGAGTCTTACTTCTGTCAGCTGCTAGCTTCTCGTATTCCATGCGTTCTGTATCTGTTAGCTGCAAGTCGAAGGGAACTTTGATGTCCCATGATTCGGGAATTTTTCCCTTTGATGGGGAATCTTTGGCAAGAAAAGTATAAATTAGCAGCTGCCGTAAGTTACTTACCCAGCTGTGAGCATAGTCCTGCACAAGGATTGCCCACTCAGAGCGCATAGCCAACCCTTGATTATTAGTCAGTCCCTGGCTCCCTATCTCTCCGAATAACTTAAACTTTGGAATACCTGATGCTGCCGCCCAACGATTTTCTAGGGATTCCATAATGTCCTTTGCCCCACCGTAGGAACGAGTTACACTCCCCGGTTCCTCATTTTCCAAATCGTAGTAGATACCCCTAACCACAGACTTCCCCATATCCAAAGCAAGGGAGCGGTTGATAATTTGCTGCTGACCTGCTTGAGTTCCTTTCTGTTTGTCTTGTAGGAGTATCTGTCCCAAACCTTTCATACCAAGGGTAAATACATCGTAATCAGCCAACATTGCGCTGCCAGCTTTGATACCCTGGAGCCAATCAATGTAAGCATCGTACATTGCTTGGATAACGCTCACACCGTCGTCATTCAGTCCTGTTTTCAGGTAGTTCCGTCTACTGTAGATTCGATTACCCCAAAATGGCAGAATTCGAGACTTGTGGATTTTTGCCCCATACTGTTGGTCTGATTCTACAGAATACAAACGGTAAAAGTTGGGTTGGCGAGTCCTGTTATTGCCCCAATCTGGGTAAAGCTCCCAGCAGTCATAAACCTGGAGCCATCTAATAGATTTAATATTATTTTTATCAACGGGTTCACTAAAGTCTTTTCCGTCATCTATACCGATTAAAATATAAGCTTTGCCGAATTGACGGGCTAGAATAGCGGCAATCGGAAAAGCATCATTAGCACCATAAATATCCGCTTCATCTTCTTCGGTAGTTTTGTCCTCTCTGCTCCCCAGTTCTGCAATGTATTCCATCATCAAATCAGGGAGATTATCACCTGAAGAATTGTTTGCTATTGCCAAGTGGAACCAAGCTTTAGCAGCACATTCAGGATAAAGGAACACAGCCTTCCTGAGCAACTCGTCTCGGTAGGGTAAAGCTTCTAGGGATTGCCTAGTGAGTCGTGTTTTACTTGTGTTAATTTGAACATTCTCAGTTTTACTTCGAGATGTCCCAATCCCGGTGTAGGGGTTGCTTAAAGCTGCAAAAGCTCCAAACAAAGCTTGAGAATCAATTCGCAGTTCACTCATAGTTCTAAGAATTTAGAATTTAGAATTTAGAATTTAGAAAAAATCATTCTACATTCACTCGTCTCATATAACATTGGCTCCTAGCAACCCTACAACAACATTACCTGTTTCGGCTTCACAACCACAGTTAAGCCGCTGCCTAAGAGCATCCACCCCCCAACATTCATCAATCGTTAGTCCACAATCTGCTGATTCCTGTAGGGTAAGTAATGAGGTAATTAGTGGGGTAAAATCAGCAGGTTTTAACCACTTTGCCCCATCTCCTTCTATCAACCCAGAGCGCGATACAGCCCCCCACAGTGGGAGAAAGTAGGCAGCTACTAGATAGGGGCGATAGTTAGTAGTCCCGTTGTTATCAGTCCCAGTTGAAGCAGTCAAAATAGCTGTTATTTCAGCATCCTTGGTGGTGTCGGTTACACCAAGGTTAGACTTTGCGATCACAAGGGCTGTGTTTAGGTCGGTGAACATGGTGAGACAAGGGAGGACACTATCTACTAGCGTACAAAAAAAGTTACAGTATTTGGGGATTATTTCCGAAAATGGGAATCAGGTAAGTAACAATGGATTGATAAGTGCTAGTTGCCTTGCCTCTTCAATATAAGCAAAAGCCACAGCCCATGCCATCACACTATCATCATGCCCGGTAATCGCTTCCCTGGAATATGAGCTAAAACTCCTCAGCTCATCAATCCCGTCCCAATCTGGGGGGAACTGAATTAAGCCTTCTTCCAATGCGATCGCAATCCTGTCGGTATTGATAATTTTACTGTTCTTTGTGGTAGTCACAGCCTCAATCCGAACACCAGGGAAATGTTCAATAAGGCGTTCCTGGACTGTTCTACCACCTCCATTAGTTTCTACTGCCACCAAAACAGGAGTGTACTTATCGACCAACTTACTGCATTGATTAATCGAAGAAGTAATTGATGCATTACTTTGTTTATACTCAGCAACCAGCTGGTAAGGGATATCAGAAATATCCCAGACTTGGCAGCTAAAAGCATCATCACCACCAAAGTTAGGGTCAATGCCGAATAGGTAAGACTTGGCAAACACAGGATCAGACCATTCCCCATGAGCTGAAGCGGAAATAGCCTCTGCCTTAAATAGCCGTGATTCAGATTTCTTGACCCGCCAATTCCCATCCAGAAGTCTAGCCCGTTCCACCACATCTTGAGCTTCGAGGTTGGCTAGGTAATGGGGGTCTTTTTCTAATAGGGCTGGGTTATCAGTGAGCTTTGCACTGATGAAGGTGAAGGATTTGGGGTTACTGTTGGGATATCGTGCTCGCAAATCTTGGGCTGTATCTGCCCAAATTACCTCATCCGACTTCACTATAAACCAACGCAACACCCCAGAGCGCTCAGGGTAGGGGTAACCTTGGGGGTTTATCCACCAATCAATCAGCTCAGCCAGCCAGGATTCAGCATCAGGGTTGCAGGTAGCTCTCAACTGAGGTTTGATGCCGTGAGTTGACCTCATCCTGGTCATGAGGTAGAAGAACATTTTCTTAGAAAAGTGGGTCAGCTCATCGTAAGCAATTCTACTCACCTGTGCGCCCTGCCAGTTATAGATATTCTTCTCATGCTGTAGATGAGCAAACCGAACACTAGCACCCGTGGGAAATGTCCACCTCAACCATTTCTGATTAGATGTAGCACCCAGCGTTGGATACCAAATACCAGCTTCATCCCATAATCCCCCCTCATTGGTAATTTCTGGGGAAGTTCGGCGAAATATTACACCGCCATAGTGGGGATTCTCCAACAGTTCTGGTTTGGCAAAGTCAAGGAGCAAGGCTAGAGTTTTTCCGCTACCTGCACTGCCACCATAGATGGCAATGTCAGCATCACTATCGAGAAACTCCTGCTGCTTGGGTTGAGGGGTGGGAAATCCGCTATCAGTATCAGTTGGTTTCGGAGCTAGGAGAGAGTTTAGTTTGACCCGCGCTGCCATTTTGGGGGTTAATGACGGGAATTTCTCCATCTGCTACTACCCTAAATCCATGTCTTTCAATAAATGCGATCGCAGCATTAATGTCATCCTCAATCGGTCGGGGAATTACCCTCTCTATTGCCCACTTTGGCGCTGGACGGTGTTCTGTATGCTCCTCTGTAACTGTCTCCTCCTGATGCCATTTTAACTGAGGGGGCTGACCTTTCCTTCCTGGAACATAATGTTCAAGCCGTCTGGTTTTCTTAGTAGTCCACTTAATTGGTTGTCCGTTTTCAAGAGCATCAGTCAATTTTTGCAGCGCCAAACCCTTTTGGTACTTGGGACAGCGTTTTCGGAACTCTTCTCTTGCATGTACAACTGCGTCCCTAAATTCCGGTTTGTCCTCAATCCACTTATAAAAGGTTGTCTTCCCTATTCCCCCAGCCAACCAGCCAACCTCATCCCCTCCCTCTGTGGCTATCGCTTCACAAATGGTTTCGACAATTTCTTGGTTGTAACGCGATTTTCTAGGCATAAGTGAACTCCCACTCCCTCCCTCAACCATAACGGATTGAGAGAGGATGGGGAAAGGGAAATTAGTTAAGGGCAGCAATATAGATATTTTTCACCAATCCCTCAATGTTGCCATCTCAGCCTTCACCCAAGCCAGATTATGCCGCCAGTACGGGAAAGTCGCGCCAGCCTTACGCCAAGTTTTCTTCCACAGTGCATTAGCAATAGGCGAGCGCCCGTCCGTTGATAAACTCAACCCATACTCATCGCAAAGCCTCAGTAAACCAGGCAGCGGCGGGTCATAACCTTGATGCGGCTTGAGCCAAGTCACCCCAAAGATATGCACCTTTTGGACTCCAGATTCAGCAATCAGGGGAATTACCCGCCGCATTGTTTCCCAAAACACGGGCATCCACTTCTTCTGTTTGCCTAAAATACACCAACCCCCTAACCCAAGCACATCATCAGGTGCCGCGTACTCTAAAACCTGCTCTACACACCTTTGATACTGAGGCGCATTAACGCCCTGGCAACTCAGCACCAGTTTGTAACCGTCAAGTCGATAACGTTGAGAAGCGAGATACTGCGCTGCTTCCACAGTCTGCCGAACAGCTTCCCACGCCTCATCGACTGACCAGCGCTGCTTAATTCGCTTCCCGTCAATGAATTTCTCATCGATTAGCCTGTCGTAGGACACGAGCCAAGTTTCCCTACAGTTGGGCATCTCAGCTAGGGTTTGAAGCTGGCGATTAAGGGAACCTTCAAAAGTCAACCTAGAGTTGGTCAAAACATCCGTGAAAGCGCACGAATCAAATAGCAAGCGGACTCTGGATAAATCAATGCCCTTGCAATTGGGGACTTTGGTGATGGTGGCCGTTTTTCCTCCTACTTTACCAGTGCGCCCTGGCGAGAGCTGCACGCTGCCACAGATATTGTTCAGCTCTGAGCGCCCCTGGTAAGCATAAGTATTCGCCTGGGCGTTCACAAAACACTCCAAATCTGGCTTAAGCTGAGACTGCCTGACCCCATATGCTTCAGCCAGATATTCTACAAGAAACGCCTGAAACCTTGAAGTAACAGATACTCCTGCATCATCAATCAGTTGTTCAGCAAGGACCTCAAAATTCGGAACCTTGGGAATAATTGGGGAATTATTCTTGAGCAAGGGAGTATCCCCCGAATCCGCTTGCTCTAATTCTTTCCCACCAGCACCGTATTTTGTGTTGATTTACCATTTTTGGGAATAGCTGGGCATTGCAAAGCTTGTAAACGTTGCTCAATGCGATCGCGAACTTCAATCAGCTGCTGAGCATTCATCTGGTCAATATTAGAAACAAAGCCAATCACATAATCAACAATCTCGACAGTAGGCTTAATCCACAAGCACTCCATCGTATCCTTACCACTGGTGGCTCTGGAGGTCGTTTCTTTTCGATGCCACCCTTTTAGGAGAGAAGCATATTTACGGTTTGGGTATCCGCTAATAATTGCCTTACCTTTAATTGACCCTAAAAGTTCAATTAGTAAGAAGTGTTGCTCAATTGAAAATTCATACTCGTATGGCGCGTGAGAATTCCGAGTTTCCCTCAGGTAAGGTGGATCGCAATAGAAAAGGGTGTCGGGGCTGTCGAATCGTTCAATAATCTCCAAGGCGTCCAGCTGGTAAATCTGAATATCCTTAATCCTGTTGGCGATTGCTTGTAAGTGTGAATGGTCGTTATTTTCTGGCTTGTCCAAAGCTTTGGGGCTGTAGCCAGATGCCCAACCTGTACCACCCCCCGCGTAAGAAATTCGACATTGGATGTAGAACTTAATTGCTGATTCTAGGAGGTCGGCAGACGGTTGCTTAGCCCACTCTACAGTTTCCTCGTTGAAGGTGAGCGCTTCAACTTGAGAAATCAATTCTGCTGAATTGTCCTTGAGTTGTTGCCAAAAGTTAACGGCTTCTGGGTGGATATCATTGTAAATCTCAATTTCTGCCCTTGGCTTCTGAATCCCTACACTATACATTCCCCCAAATGGTTCAACGTAAATCTTGTGTTCTGGAAAGTGAGAGGCAATCCATTTCCCAACCCTCCACTTTCCCCCATACCAACGGTTAGCTGGTCGGTTGATTTTAAGAGCATCCCCATTGCCATTATTGCCATTGTTACTGTGACCATTATCAGAATGAAAAGTGCCATTTCCATTATTGGCGGATAATGGTTTTGAGTTTTCTACACCTGAATCGGGTAACTCTGAATTTTTCCCATTCTCCCCACTGTTTCCAATATTCTCAACCTGCATCGTGGCAGTAGTGCCGTGTTTGGTGGTGTAGGTTCTAGTTTTGGGTTTGCCACCATTCCTCACTTCGTTTAAACGAAGTGAGCGAACAAGTGATTCGCTCACTTTACAGATTCGAGCTATTTCACAATTACTCCACCCTGACCACTCCGGGTCATTGAGCAGCATTGTCACAGCACGGCGCTTATCTGCACGGCTGCGAGGCTTAGCTGCCTTATGCTCAGCATTAGCGCCAACACTATAGAGTACAGCATCACGGCGAGTTCCCTGGTGAATTACCACCGGGATATCCTCAATCCCTGATTCTTCATAAGCTTTGCAGCGGTGAAATCCGTCAGCTAACCAGTTGTTTTCCCCGTCGTAGAAAACTGTGATTGGATCTAGTTCAGCGCCATCCTCTAAAGCTTCTTTGAGAGTAGCGACGTGAGCCGTATCAAGTTTCTCGCGGGGCTGAGTTCCACCATCTCGGCGGATTTCGGAAATGTTGAGGGCGGTAATGGGAGATGGGGAGACGCGGGGACGCGGGGACGCGGGGACACCATGCACCCGACCATGCTTACTAAAAGCTTCCTGAAATTTTGAGAAATTCTCCCCTAGATAAAATATTGAGCTGGCAAAGGGAGCAGCTGAATTATTTCCCTTAAACTTGAGCCTTCCATTCCACAAGCACTTGGGGAACTGATCAAGTTGCTGATACCACTTGGTATCAGTGGCACTCTTGACCAATACCACTGCCTCTTTCACTCCACCAGCTGAGTACTCTTCCAAGAGCTTATCTACCCAAGCGGATGTGGCAGAATATGGGGGATTTAGGTAAATCCTGCCCTCACCAATTGCCCAAGATTGAGCCAAACCATCATCTTCAATGGTGTAGTGATTGGCAGCAGGGATATTTGGAGCTGTGTGGGAGTTGGAGCAGGGGTCGAGATCAATGCCTCCAAGGGCTTTGATCGCAGCTTCCACCACTTCATCTGGGGTGTAATGCTCGTCAGACTTACTGCTGGTTTGTACAGATAGAGCATGATTGCCATTTCCTTGAATAGCTTCCATCGCTTCATCAAGAGCCTTCTTTGATGCACTCTTTGCAGATTCGGAGGGCTGGCAGACTTCTACTTCCCCTTCATCCTTATAAACACAATCCCAAACCCCAAATTCCTCTCTTCCATCCTCAAACTCTATAAAAGGGTGCAACGCTGTTCCGCTTATGGGGCGAAAATCAATGAGCTTCCCTCTTTTAATAAGTGAGGTGTTCCTGTTTTTCAATCCCCATTCTGGTTTGTTCAGATCCTGAACAACTCTGTCCCCTGGAGCAAAAGGTATAACAGCGAACCTAACCACCCACAACGGTTGTGTGGTATCAAAATTTCCAAAAAACTTATCAATAAATTCCTGCTTTGATAGCTCCGGATATCCTTCTAATGCTACCTCCGACTCTGGCATATCCTCTAATTTCTCCTGATAAGGCTCCGCAGTTAGCCGTAGGATAGCAATCTTTTTCCCACCATTCCGAGGGGATTTATCATAAGCATCTACCAGCTTCCCTTCTCGAAAAGATTTGATGAACTGCTTGACATGGCGCTCTTTCCAGTTCCTTCGAGTCACAGTTTTTTGATGAAGGCGATCCGCTGTGTAGCCAAAGCTCAGTATCATTTCCTCTTCTTCTTCTAATTTTTGCAGTTGATCAACAGAAGTTGGTGTAATCTGTCCAATTTGCTTGAGAAATAGCTCTACAAATTTGGGGGGAACTGAATACCCCAAAATTGAACCTGCTACCCCGACTTCTTCTGGAAACTCGTACCAATCCGGAAAGGATTGCAGTCTGCGCACGCATTCAATAGTGACCTGTTTTACCTGGCCAGACGCTCCTACGTCGCTACCGTTGACGCTATCAGGGAGCCAGATGTCGGCAAATTTAGAGCGATTACAACCTTTTCCATCAGTGAAGTGCGATCGCAAGATTGTGTTCGCAGGTCTGGAACTAGGTATTGCTGCATACCTACTGCGGCCACCAACGCGCTCAATTAGCAGTGGTGAAGGTTCACCACTTTCTAAAAATTTATCAACTGACCGCTGTTGCCCTTTTAGCAATTCAGAATCAGGCAAGCTAGGAATTAAATCTTTAATCGTTTCGTACCAGCTAATTTTTGCAGATTTTTCTGGCACTTCCAAGCTCGATTGGTCATCCCGTGATGCCCAGGCAATAAATCTTTTCCGTGCCTGGGGAACACCGTAATCACTCAAATCTACAATGGTGGATTTGAGATTGTAACCAAAAGACGAGATAACAAACTCAATTTGCCTCCAGCTTTGAGATTTTTGATAAGCTGGCACATTTTCCAAGACAAAGTGCTTGGGCTTAATTTTCTTGATACAAGCTACTACTGCTTTCGCCGCTGCCACATCATCATCTTGCTCAGTGCCACCTTTCTTGGCAACACTGAAGTTGGAGCACATTGGAGATGCCCAGAGGATATCTGGCTCTTGGGGAAAATCAGGGAAATCCTCTGCTGCCAGTTCCTGTATTGTGCGCCTAAATACCTTGCAGTTTGGGAAGTTTTTCTCATGGGCTACAGACATTGCCTCGCTTAGTTCTGGTTTATCTGGATTGAATTCCACTGACAACAGTGGCTCAATCCCAGCTTCAACTAAGCCAGCTTCAACACCACCGCCACCGGAGAACAATACTACCGCCGTCGCTTTTTTTTCGACTTTCAATATTGAATCCATTGAATATGGAAGGACACCATACCCCGCCTCGTGTACCCAGAATTGAGGCATTCCTCCAGGAGAAAAAAACTTCTCGGTAATGATGCCAATTTTTCCATTCTTCATGGTGGCAATCATTCCCACTTCTGCTGAGTCGTAAAGTTCTTGAGAATGTTGCTTGTCTACTGTTGTTTTGGTCTTTTTGCGTCGTGCCATTTTCAATTTCCAAATAACTTTAACTGTCCGGAGTTCTCTAACTGCTGCTGTTTCTTTCTAAATCTCGTTGAGGCAGCTTTCTTAGCGTGTTCGGTAGCGTCGTAGCGTAGGTGACACACGCTACACAATGCTTTTAAATTGTTGCGATCGCAATTAGATGGATCGTGGTCAAGGTGGGCTACTGTAAGAACAAAGCGCCTATATTTTGGCAACTCACAGCCCAACTCTTCCTCGTATTCAAATAATTCCGACCACCATTTGTCTTCTCCAAAATGCACGGCATTGCCATTAAGTTGCTCAGCAAACTCATCCCAGCTTTGTGATGGTCTTTTGCAGGGACGTTGGCATTCTTGGCAATGCCAATCTGCTGCCTCTTTTATCTCTAGTGCTATCGATTCCCAATTCTTGGGATATAGCTTGCGATTCATTGGCATCGTTTTTGAGTAAAATTATCGTATTTGGTGAAGTGGTGGTAAAAATTAGGTCAAACTTAGGAACTGACTGGTCTCAGGTTTGAAAAGGCATTTCACAGTTCCCGTTTTTCCACCCCGATGCTTGCCAACAATGATTTCTGCTATCCCTTGGTCTGGGGTGTCCGGGTTGTAATACTCATCCCGATACAGCAACATAATCACATCCGATGCCTGTTCAAGTCCCCCTGATTCTCTGAGTTGGGAAATAGTTGGTCGCTTATCCTTCTGACTCTCTACGGAGCGATTAATCTGGGCTAGAGCCAAGAAAGGAACGTCAAACTCTTTGGCAATCGATTTGCAGCCATTAGCAAGCCTATCAAGCTCGGATACTCGGTTAGTCCTACCGTCTTCTGAGCCTAGTAGTTGTAGATAATCCAGTATCACTAATCCAGGATGCCCGTAGGTGGCAGTAGCACGTCTGATACCTGCTCGTATTCGCATCAAGTTCAAGCCAGAACCTGGGGTATCATCAATCCAGAGTGGAACAGTTCCCGCCTTTTCCACAGTGTTAAGAATAGCTGCATAGTCGGATGCTTGAAGAGAGCCTTCTTCAATCTGGCGTGAATCGACACCAGAATCTCTGGCAATAATCCGCGTCATCAGCTCATCTCTATCCATCTCAGCAGAAAAGAAAATGACTGGCTTTCGTTGGAAGACTGCTGTTTGATGGGCTAGCCATACTGATAGTTGGGTTTTCCCGATGCCAGAACGCCCAGCAACTACATAAAGCTTCTTCTTTTTCAGCCCACCGATTAGTTTATCAAGATCATAAATCTCGGTTTTTAACCCTGCTTCATTTACACCGATTTGTTTATAAATCCGGCTCATGATATCTACTGGGGTTTCAATATTGGTAGTCGTACTTTCAGATAGCTTGAAGATTTTTTGTTCGGAACAGTCAAGGACATTTTCCAATTCGGTGGATGTCTCATAACCTAGCTGCACAATCTCGTTGCCAGCTTTGATTAGTTGGCGACGGGTAAATTTGTCCATCACCAAATCTGCGTATCGGTCAATATTAACCGCTGATACAGTACGCTCAACTAGCTGTGCTAACTTACTCTGACCGCCAACCTTATCTAAAGTTTTATGATCATACAAAAAGGTAGTGACACTCATTAAATCTGTTGGTTTACCCACAAGATAGAGGGCTAAGGCAGCTTCGTAAATATCTCTGTGGACATTGATATAAAACGCTTGCGGGTACAAAATGTCCACAATCCGACTCATAGCCTCTGGGTCTAGCAGAATCCCTCCAAGGATTGCTTCTTCGGCATCAATGTTCTGAGGGGGTAAGGCGTTATCTCCAAAGGTTTGAAAACTGATAACGTTGTTTGTATTTGAGTACATTTATCTAAAACTCCATTGCTTGAATCATCCATTTCTGGACTTTTTCTACGGGAATCTCGCCATTTTTAATCGCCCCTGGTAGCCACTTGGGAATGAACATTTTCTTGCCTTCGGGAATGGCATTCAGTTGGTCTATTCGACGTTTAAGTAGATTCGCCGCTTCTTCTTCTGGGGATGGTGGCTTGCGGATTGTGTATAAGGGGGCTGTGAGGGGCTGTGAGAGTTGTTTATCTTCCTTTGAAGCAGAGTAAGCATCCCACTCGATAAGAAGCTCGTCACGGCGCTTAAAATCGTATTTCCCAGCTGAGATGTGCTTCCGAACCTTCGTGATCAAGTCTCCGTTCATTAATCCCTGGTAGGCGGGGTAGTCTGACAAAGACTTGGACATCCACTCTTCAAACCCCTGCTCAAACTGTCTCGGACTCTTGCTGGTTTCCCACGGCAGCTGGTCACTCCCGTCAAGATTCTTTTGGTAACGAGAACCATTCTCAATCGGGGCAGCGGAATCCTTGATCCTTTGGAGAGTCTGGTGAGTTGGGTTTAATTCTTCCTTTTTTTGAGCGACTGGAGAGGAGAGTATTTCGGTTACTTCTTCTTGTCCGGAAGAATTTTCTTTACACACACTCTCTTGGGTGGGGGGTGGGGGAGAGTGATCTGATGAGTGATCTGATCTATTGATCTGATCTATATAAGGAGGAACATCCAAATTTGGCACTAACTTAGTACCAAATTTGGCACTAACCCCATCCAGATTTGGCACTAACCCTTCATCCAGATTTGGCACTAACCCTTCATCCAGATTTGGCAC